CGAACAGCGCTGTCAAAATTGTTTTCAGCGTTCTCGCCATAGATCAACTCTGCCACATATTTGATTGGTCCTACTTCTGCCTCTATCTTGTTTTGTTCTAAACTCAATATACCCTTTTCTTCGGATAGTTTGCCAATCTCATTACTTGCTTCTTTGATTGCTGTGTTTAGTTCTAATCTTTCTGGTTCTTGTTTCTTACGTTCTTTTAGACCTCTAGTTACAAATTCTTTATCTATGTAAACTTCTAATGCCTTGTCTAATAGTGTTAATGTCTTTTGTGATCTATCAATAATAAGTTGTTGTGACTTAATTTGATTATTCAATAATTCTATTTTGATGTTATTACTTGATGTGGGTTTGACTTGATCTAGGTGTGCCTTTGATAGAAAACCAAAGATACCCATAGATGTAATAAAGATTAAGATAATAATAGCTGAGAATAGATATGCTTTTAGTAACCTGGGAACATTACTATTCCAATTGTGATACAACCAACTAGCCGCAACTAGTTTACCAACTTCTAATGCTGAACCCATTAATATAATAGGTATTACAGCGCCAGCAAACAATGTCGCTAGACCTATGATTGAATACCCAGCCGCTATAATTGATATAGATATGGCCGATAAAAATGTTAATATCGTTAAGAACATTACTGATAGTCTTTTCTAATTTTGATTAATATACTTTTGACTTTTGCGAAATAATATTTATCCGATGCATATGCATCAAGTGTCTCTGTTAGTATAAATGGGTCTGTGATACCTTCTTCTCTTAACTTTCTATACTCTGTAAAAGCCTTACCCTTGTTTAGTATATTTATATAGTTTAATACACTATCACATTCATGTTTATAAACTTTTACACCCCACTTCTTTGGATTGTTTGACGGTAACATATGTGGTTCTCTTAAATCATATGTTCTAATACCAAATAGATTATTACCCTCATTAGCAAATCTACTATTACCCCAACCAGACTCTAATGCTGCTTGTGCTATTAATAGTTCTAGGTTAACTTCTTCAACATCATTATGATAATAAACATAGTCAACACATTGTTTAACACTATGTAAAAATTCTGTATTATTACTATGTTTAAAGTTAGGTCTCTTTGGAACATCAGCATATGCTAATGATTTATAATGGCACCATACTATCCCACAGAAGACAATTGTAGCCATTAACATTAAGGTCCTAACTCTATTCATATTATTTTTTGATTGCTATGTATTCGTAACCAGTCCACTCAACGCCATCTGCATCTGTAAAACTAGGTACTTTCTTTTGAAATAAATGTACTTGGTTGTGCATCTTTTCCATAGCATTAAATATTTTGATTGATTGTTTTTCTGTAAAATTATCTAATACATCTTTTCTAAAGTTACCTAGATAATAAACTTTTTTTGTGCCACTTGGATTACTTGGTTTGATTAATTGTTCTAAATTAACTCTTGCCTCACCAATACGACCTCTTAAATAGGGGTCTAACTCTTTACCACTTCTCACTTCACTCATAATATATCTTTCTATAGGTCTAAACCTATTTTGTTTAATTTAGGCCTAAAACTATAAAATAGTTTGTTATGATTCCCAGTATCACCTACGTTGGCCATTTGGTATAGGTGTACCATTTCGTGTCCTAAAGTGTCCACGAATTCTTTTTTGTTATGATAATAAGGTAGCATTTCTAAATAATAAACTCTGGTACCTTTTCTTTTCCATTCCCAAGCAATAACTTGTCCATAACAATATTTTTTAGAAGCTGCCTCTGAATAAATCTTTTTAATTAAGATTTCATTAAAAGGCGACAGTAGATTACCAAATACAGCTTTGTTAATCATCTTAAAATACTTTTTGATGTCTTTGTAAGTAGTCTTATATTTACGATTACTTACAAGCTCTCGTTTTAATACTTTTTTAGTCACTAGTGTTTGTTTTGACATTCTTTATCCCCAATTTTAGAATCTTTTAATAATAAGCATTTGTGTTTCTTATCAAGTTCAAGTCTCAATTGTGTCATTACAGAATCCATAATGTAAGGTAAATGTTTTTCAAGCGTGTAAGCCATTTGTAAAGCAAATGTATGAGCCATCTTACTCATTTCTGCCTCTAACAATTTCTGGTGGTCCATGTCGGTACCTTTAATTGTTTCTGATACAACATGACCAATAACGGCTTTGTTATACTCGTCTGCTTTAACTGAATTGGATAAGGCGTTTAAACCAAACCATAATACTGTTAAAAATACTATTACTTTTTTCATTATATATTCCTCACTTTCATATTTATATAATAACATAAAATAGAGGGATTGTCAACAAGTATTTTGCGTGGTTTTATAGGGATTTAAGGGGAACAAAGGGTGAACAACAAGTGTCGCACCCTTTGATTCGTATGTTTTATTCGGCAGGTTTCGCAAATTCAGCATTCCAATTGAATGCCTCTTTTACAACTTCTGATGTAAGACCTTTGTATGTCTTATTTAAAGTTCCATTCTTTACATCAATTAAAACCGCTGCTTCTTTATAATGCAACCCTTCTAATATTTGTATGAATAGTGTTTCTTTTTTTATTTTGTTAAGTTGGTTATTACCACCTTTTACAAAGTTATATAATCTTCTGCTTTCGTTCTCTAACCAAGTATGTTGAGTTCCTTCTGGCACTTCGTTTTTTATAAACGGTGGTATTCCAGGAGGTAAATCCCATTCTATCTTTGGATCAAAGGCACCTTTTAAGATCATTCTCATTGCTTGTGTATCGTTTCTCTTTAACACAGCGATCTTGTCTGCCTTTACTTTAGCATTATTAACTTTGGTAAAGATTTCACTCATTAACTCTTTACCTGAACCTGCAGTAGATGCCATTGCTGTCATAGACGCCGGTGATATTAAGTTAGGGTTTCTTGCTCTTTCTTCAGCCATTTGTTTTCTCCATATATATGTTATCAAAAATCATTAATGTTTTCAATCAATGCTTTTAGCTTATTATCTATAAAGTATTGCAACAGTAGCGATCTGCTATTATCTTTATAGTTCTTGTAGTTATTTATAATACTTGTTTTAATGTCTTCTGGTATCATAGATAAATCTATTAATGTTTTATTACGTTCAAAGTTCTTTCTTGTTTGACTGCCCAGAGGTATGTTATCTGTATCTGACCACTCTTCCAATCTTTTTTTGTTGATAGGTTTCTGTCTCTCGTCTGTCAAAAATATATTATCATCGCTTAATATATTAGGAACACCATCTGATCTATCACCTTTGATAATCTGTTCTCTTAAAAATGTTTCTGAATTTACATTCTCACCCATAAAACTTTTTAACATAGGACTATATTGATATACGTCTCCATAGTGTTGCAGTTGAACAAAGTCTTTGTCACCAGATACGATTAAATACTTGTCTTCTTCTCTCATAGCGACTAGTGTGGCAATGATATCGTCTGCTTCACATCTTTCCACATGTAATATTTTGTATGGCATATTCTTTGTAAGTTCTTCTCTTATCTCACTCATAATACCAAAGACACCTTTCCAATCAATCTTACTTTCAGTTCTATTCTTTCTACGTGAAGCTTTGTATTGTGGAAATATATCTCTACGCCATGGATCAGCAGCATCAGCAGCACATACTAACGTGCCAAACTCATCTTTAAACTTCATATTAAATGCTCTAATTGTATTTAAGATAGAGTGTCTTACTGCGTCTTTATTTGGTAACTCTGATATATCCCCTTTACTTTGGGCCATCAGATTTGAAATCATTATTTGGTTTAAATCTATTATAATCATTATTGTAGCACTCCTATATCATCTGACATTTTAGACCAATCTCTACATATGTCCATTACTCGTTTTCTAAATTTAAAGTTAATAAATTTATCATCAATTAGGGTTTCAAATAATTTGTCCACACCAGCACCTAACTGTAAGTTGATATGTTTCTTAAATTTAAATTTTTTAAATTCTTCAAATGCAGTAACCACATGATGTTTTTGAAATGGTTTGTTTACTTCTTCCCATGTCATGTTATAGAAAAAGTCCTTGACAGGAAGAGATAGATATGGTGTAATCAATTGTTTCTTATTGTTTCTGGCAACCAATTCATGCCATAGATAACCTGCTTGATTGTTTATGTCAAAATAGTTATCTCTAAACTCATCAAATTTTTCTTTTGATTTACCTGGACCATAATGTATCATAGCCTTTTTAGATATACCATAGTAACCATCAGCAGCCCAACCACTTAATACAACATCTTCCTCAATCTCTGGATACACATATAAAAATGGAAAACAACATTCAAAATGTGTTTTCTTTTTACATCTTACTTCTTTTACTAATCTTTGAAAATCGTTCTGTAAATTGTGTGTAGGTACTTCTATAACATGAATACCCCAACCCATAAGTTTGGCCACTTCAGCGGCCTTTGTAGCGTCATATGATGGCTGATCTTGTAGATGAAACGTATATGCAGTTATCTTCTTACCCATTCTATGAGCAGCGAATGCAACTGATAAACTATCAACACCACCTGATAATAAAACAGCAACATTATTATCTGTTGTCTGTTGTTCAATCTGATCAATTATTAATTTATCTATCATAATTTTTTGTAATACTTATAAAATTCCATCAACCGGACTTTTTTCTTCTTCTTTTTTAATTGATTGTTGATTTTTATTATAGATATACAAACCTATACCTAAAATTGTTAGTGTAAAACTAACACTCAAAAAAAGAAATAATAATCCGTGTTTTAAGTCCATAATAAGAAAGGGCGCCGAAGCGCCCCATCTAGCTTTCTAACTACGCATCAAGTGCGATTAGGTCTGCTTTCTTTACAGAAACAGTGTGGTTGTCATACTTGAACGGAGTTCCGTATAACGCTTTGATACCAGCAGCGATGATAGCTCTTGTTGGAGTTCCCATTCTGT